ATTTGCCGGACGTGTCCCAAGGAGTCCAGGCGATAACTTCTTGTTCCTGGTTGAACGTGAACGTCACGCCTGCGCCGTCCTCACGAACGATGTGGATGATCGGTTCCGGCACACGGGCGTAGGCCCAATCCCGTATACCGTAGCTTTCGAACAGGTGGTTCGCCAGCAACGACATTTCGTTGCCGGTGTAGCTGTCGATGGAGAACGAATAGCCAAGACTGCGCACGGCAAGGTTGCCGTCCTGGACGAACAGCACCGTGTTCCCGGCTACCAGCGGGCGGGTATGCGAGCAGCCCCAATAGGACTGTGGCTTCTGCTTCAGCGTGGACGCGGCGAACGCGCCGTCCTGGCCGGAATTGACCCGCCATTCGCTGCCGCTCGTAAGCACAAGCAAATCCGTCAGCGGAACGAAGTGGCGGATTTCGTTGACTTCCTGGGCATTCAAGGTCGCCGTGATCGCGTCGTCGTCTTGGCCGGGCGACGACTTGGACATGTTATTGGCGGAACCCACGACGGAGTATTCGGTGGTGTCCGGCTTCTCGTCCGAACCACCGAACACGCGGCGCTGCTCGTAATAGCTCACGGTTCCGGGCTGATTCCCGCTACCCCGGAACGGATTGCGCTGGCTGGGCGGCGTCACGTCCAAATCCGGCGCAAAATTATCGTCCTTGAACGACGTAGACTCCGATTCCCCGATGAAGCCGAAGATGCCCGACTTCTCACGGTAGATTGAATATTTCACCGCGCCGCTTGCCGCCGTCCAGGCCACGGTGTTGGCGAACGTGGACGCGCTATTCGTGATGCGAACGAAAGTCGCTTGCGTGGTGCCGCCCGAGGTATAGGCGGTGTAGTCGCTGCTGTCTTCGTCGCGGAGTTGATAGGTGTCCGTTGTCTTGCCCGCGACGATGAAGCGACGACCGTTCAATTCAGTCATGCCTACAACACCCGTGATATACACTTCATCGCCGTCAAGGTAGCCATGCGCGACGGACGTGACGACAGCCGGGTTCGCCTTCGTGATCCCGGTAATGTTCTTCGTGGTCGAAATCAGACCGGGCAGGCTTTCCTCGCCTTCGTCGGATAACGCCGTCACACGATAGCGCACGGTCGTTGACGCACCGCTGTCCGGGGTGGCCGTGACGGAGGTAGGCCCTGCCTGCGACGGCGCGAAGGTCGGCTCCGTCAGCGTCCAGGCGTTATGATCCGTGCGGCGCAGTTCGCCCACCGCGTAGCCCTTGTGGGTTAAAGTCATAACGTCGGCGGACTGCACGAACTTCAGGTTGTCAAGGTCGGCGTAAGCATATGGGGTCGTGATCGCGTAGATACGCGCCACAGTACCGCCGGACGTGTAAGTGCTATAAGTGCTGCCATCGATAATTGCGCCATCCACTTGATCGGCCAACTCAAAGGTGTCCGTCCCTTTGTTGGCGACTAAGAACCGGCGACCGTTGATTTCTGTGGTTCCACCAACGCTTTCGATAAACACTTCATCGCCGTTGCCGTACCCATGCCCGGCAGACGTGACGACGACGGGATTACCCACGGCGACCGCCGAAATGTTCTTGGCAGCCTCGGTCACATGCTCGTCATTACGAATGACGCGCATATAGCCGTCACCAAACTCCAAAACGTACTGATCTTCCGTTTTGTATTTGAATGTAATCAATCGCGGGGCGTAATCGTGATCTTTTACCGGCGCGCAGAACAGCAAACCAGGGCGGTTGCTGACGCCGCCGTAGGGGTGGATGATGCAGTTCCGCGCGCGCTTTAGACCGACTTGATACGCAGCCGTGTCCACACGGCCATGAAGGGCGGGGGCTAGTTCTCCGCGCGCGAAAGAAGGTTGGATGAAAGTCGGCATATCATCGCCCCTGTATCCAGTCGGCGTCTTTCGGCAAGTCTTCCACCTGTTCGTTGGAATCGTTTGCCGGTGCAGACGCGATCAGCACGCTATAGGTAGACCAGCAATCCTTGGCAATGGATCGCTTGCCCGTGATCGAGAAGGCGATGTAGAAGCCGATCAACCAGGACAACGCCAGCGAGAAGTCCTCCGTGAACATCGACGTGTCTTCCTGGTCGAACGTGTAGATGCCCACAGCATCTTCCATGTTCGTCAGGATGGACTTTGTTGTGCCGCTGGTTTCCAGCGCCCAAGGAACCGGCGGCACGGTTTCGCCCGCCGGGTTCCAGATGCGGCGCATTTGGATGCAGTCAGACGGATACTGGTAGCGCACCGCCCACTGGTCCGGCGGATCGTCGCCATGCTCGGCCAAGTCCTGGCGCTTGCGCGCGAAAGACCAGTCGTAAGCCTTCAGGACTTGCTTACGAGAAACGTCATACCATTGGTTGACGCGGCGCGCCTCGTTTGTCTTGTCGTTGAAGTTAAGGATTGAAACCTTAGCTCCGACGTTCGACAGCGCAAGGTTGCCGATATCAACTTTGGACAGCGCCGACATGGCTCACCTTTAGCGGTTCTGCTGGACCCAAATATAGTCGATCGTGGCGACCACTTGGTTCGCACTGCGGTTGCCGATCACGATGGCCGGGGTGAGGGCTGTGGTGGCCGTAACCGCGTCCGCGACCGCAGTGCCGATAGCTGTCCCGTCGATGTACCCGGTGACAGCACCAGCCGCCGACACTTCCACACGCACCGTGAAGTACGTGTTGTCAACGGGCGCGGTGCCCGAATACGCCGGAGTGGTATCGGTACCGTTCTTCACGCCGCCATGGAAGAATTGCTTGGTGGTGCCGTCCACGTCATAACCGACGCCGCAAGCGTCCGTCGCATCGCTGTCGATATCGGCAGCAACCAAAAAGATCGGCAACTCGACCGTCGTGCTGATCGTGTCCGTGAAACCGACGAACAAGACAGCTTCCGAAATGTCGCTGATCTTCAAACGCGCTTCCAGAACAAGACCGCCCTGATTGGCCTTGAAGCCAAGGTTGATCGCCGTAAAGGTTGAACAATTCTGCGCGTGCGTTCCGTCGTCGCTCGCGGATTTGATTGTGACTTCACCATTGATGGAAGCCGCGACGGTTACCGCCCCCGCGTTGCCCGTACCCGCACCCGCCGTCGTGGACCACGTATCGGCAGGGCCAGCGTCACCGATGGCCCACGTGCCGTAGAAATCTTCGAACAGCGTGAACTTCTGCGACGGGTCTACCGTCGCCGTCTCCGCCACAGGAACGCCGTTAATTGCGCCCGTGACGGCGCCGGTCAAACCGGCGGAAGCCGTCAGCGCGCCTTCGACCGTCAGCGCCTTGTGGATGGTATGGCCGGACTGCTTGACGGTTTCGTAAACAGTACCATCCGCGTCCTTCAGTTCGCGAATGACCGCATCGCCATCGTTGAACGAGTAGGTCACAACCGGGGTCAGCGTCACGTTGTCAATGGTGCCCGCGTAGTCCGCAGCCGCGATGAAACGCAGCACAGCGTTCGAAGACCCGGCCACCAGATCGACGCTTACGGTTGCCGATGCGTCCGAAATAGCCGCACTGGCAGTGCCCCCGCCAAGATCGACAGTCAAGGAGCCTGCTGAAGTGGTAACGTCGAAGCCCAGGCGATACGTCGCGCCAGCGACCAGCCCCGCCGCAATCGTTGTGGACATGTTGACGTTGGACGCACTCGCCGTGCGCGTGGCAACCCCGGAACCAATGGACCATGCCCCGGCCACGGTCCAGCCAGTCGCGGAAGCAAAATCACCGTTCGTGACCATCGGCACTGTCGGCATCGTCAGCGCGCGGACGCGGAACGTGTCTTTCGCATTGACGCGAATGTTTCCAGTCAGCGTGGCTTGGCCGCGCTTCAAAACCACCACCGGCTCCCACGCCGTCTGGTCCGGCGTGGTTGCGTGCTCAAGCTGCACCTGCGCGTCCACCGGACCCGTCAGAGTGTACGCGATATCTTCCGGTACCGCACCAAGACGCAGAACGGAAGAAACCCCTTTGGCGGTAAACGTACCGGATACGGTGGTCATGTCTGGTTCTCCTTATGCGCGGCGGGGGAGCGGGCGCTTGGGTTTCACACGATTGCGCGCGGGCGCCGGTTCGCCGGTATCACGTGATGCCGCCTGCTCCTGGCGCAACTGCTCCTGGAAAGCAAGAGCGGCTTTGTTTTCCTCGATAGCCTTGTCGGCCTTGGCCCCGGCCACGCCAGCGGCTTCCAAAGCCTGCCGTTCGGTGTCGAGGTTGTGAAGTTCGTTCTTGCCCGCGTCGTCGGGCCGCTTCGGCTCCGGGAGAGGCAAGGGCGGGGAACTGTCGTCGCGCACCACGGCATCGCGCGGCAGAAGGCGCTTGCCGTCCGGCGCGAAGCACAGATGGTCCGGGATGTAGCGCCAGTCCTTGTTGTTGACGCTGCGCTTGAAGCGACCGCCGGACGTGAAGAAATTCCGTTTCAGAATGACGTGGGCCATTGTCCTCTCCTGGGTATCGAAAAGCTTGGCGGGGGCCGTCACCAGCCCCCGCCGTCGCCTTAGTTCTGCGCGTCCGCGTGCGCCTTCCACCCAATCGGGTCGAGGGACAGCCAAGCGGTGATTTCGCCAGCGTCGAAGCCGGCGGTGCCGACCACGGCCTGGAGGCCGAGATAACGCTCATACGCCGTACCCTGGACAGGGAGGGCGAACGAGAACTTGTTACCCGCGACCAGCGCGGCCTTCAGGATCGTCGGGGTTTCGAAGTGGCCCGTCGAAGTCGTGGCGTGGATGGCTGCCGAATCATCCGAACGAAGGCGAAGCTGCAACGTCGCAGAGTCGCCGCCATCGGTGAAGGTTTCCTCCACGACGACGTTCAGGTACACCACCTGCCCATTGCCCGGATCGCGCCCGGCCACGCCGAGGTCGATCTGGTTGGCGGCCAGGTAGGTGCCGGTTTCCTGGTCGAGGTCCATGTTCTCGCAGAACAGGGTGAGAGAGTCCATGATAGCCATGTGCGTTTACTCCTTTTCCCAGCGCGCTTACGAGATCAAGGCTTCGTCAGCCGACAAAGCATCCACGCGCTTCAGGGGGATACCCTGCCATGACGTGATACGCTTGCCGCCGACGTTCTCGATCTGGAGCGTGCTGTCCTTGGTCTTGTTGGTGCATTGCCGACGGAAGAACGACAGGGTGTTCCGCGACATATAGAAGGCCGGACGGCCCCCCTGCATGTTCGGAATCTTGTCGATGGCCTGGAACATCAGGTCCGCCAGATCGGGGCCGGTCGCCGCGTCCTTCGTCAGCGCCGACTTCTCGATGTTGGCGATGCGAACGACATAGCGCCAGTCACGGATGGTGAGGCCAGCGTCCCAACGATAGTGGGAACGATACGCCTGCATACGACCCGTGTTGGAGCCGCCGCTGGCGTCCTCGACCGTGACCTCGCCCATGTCTTTCATCTGAAGACCGGCCTTCGATCCCTTGGGCACGATGCCGTGAACGTGGTCGCCCCAGACCACCAGCCAGATCGACTGGTTGTCCGTGTCCGCCGAGCCGCCGAGAATGACGTTCTCGCCGTTCGCCGCCGTGGTCGAGTTGAAGCGCGGGGCGAAGCCGGTGAACGCCTCCGGTTCCGTGCCTTCGCTGCCGTAGAACAGCGTATCCGCGATTTCCTGGGACATGCCTTCGATGAAAGCCTTGTCCTCGGTCATGCGGAAAGCCGTGGTGTTGCCGTTCAGATCGGCCAACGCCTTGTCGATCTCGGCATAGGCTTCCAACATGCCGCAGTTGTCCGTGACCTGAACGGTCGTGGACTTGGCAGGCTGGACGCCGCCGTACAGCTTACGCCACGTCGGCGCCGGGAGGCCGGAACGGATTGTGGTGCGGTTGCCGGTGGGAAGGTTGCCTTCGCGCCACGCCATGTCGTCCATGACCTCGTTGATTTCGGTCAGGACTTCGGCAATGTACGAAGTGATTTTGCCGTCCGGGTCCATGCGCTTGGCAAGGTCCAGGAGGGTCGGGTTGGTGACAGCCAAAGCGGCCATGAGTGGTTACTCCTTTTTCTGCATAGTGGGGTAGAGGGAAGCTCCGACTTCTTCCGGCGTCAGCTCTTTCTCGCCGCCACCGGAACCGCCGGGGTTGATAGTGGTGTCGTTCTTGGTGAGACGCCCAGCCTTGGCAAACGCCCGGATGATTTCCGGGTGACTGCCAACTTTGTAAACGTCCATGTACTCCTGAAGCGCCGGGGTGCCGAACTTTTCAATGAACGCTTTGGCGTCGGCCTTGCTCTGTTCGTAGTTCGCGCCGCCGATTTCCTTGTCGTCCTTGCCAGCCTGTTCCCAACCCGAAACCGTGGAGTCCCACGCTTCCTTGTTGGCAGTCTGGGTGCCCGTCACCGTCTGCGAATAAAAGTTCACAAGCTCCTGCATTCCCGCCTGGGACAAGCCCAGCTTCTTCGCCACGGGTTGGAACTCGTCAAACTTCGCCTGATCCAACGTCATGCCTTCCGGCATCGTCGGGGCTTCGTACTTTTCAGGCGCGCCATGGAACTCGGACTTGTCGGCTTCGCCGTCCTTGCCCTTACCATCGCCACCCTCTTTCCCCTCGCCTTCCTTCTTGCCATCCGCGTTACCGGCGGCAGCGGCTTCCGCCGCAATCTGTTCCGGAGTCTTGACCGTGCCATCGGCGTTCTTGGTCACGTCTCCCCCGCCGCCGGAATTGCTTCCGCCGTCGTTACCATTCTTCGTCGTGTCCCCCGTCGCTTCGGTCATTGTCTACTCCTGTGAGTGAAATGTTATATCGTTACATACGCCGTTCAAAAAATTTAAGCAAGTCCCTTTTCACGGTCTTCGGCTTC